GAAGTAAATTTCCAAAAGGTCTTTCAACATTAAGAGAGATGGTAAAACTTTTTAGTAAGGGTAAAGACAAAGAACGTTCAGGTTCAGAAATATTAAGATTAGTAAATCCAAAACAATTTAATAAATTACTAGAAGATCCGAATATCTATAGAAAGTTTAATATTCAAAAAGGTATTGGTGCACCAGATTTAATTAAAAACATGCAAGCTGACGTGGCTAAAAACAGAACTATGATGGTAGAGGAAATTTTAGGTGCTGCTAAAAATATAAGAAAAGCAGATATCGGCACCATGGAGAGAAAAAAAGAAATGATAGAAGAGATGATGAGGAGAGGTATTGACAGACAAACAGCAGAGGACATGGCTAACACTCTTGCTAAAATGGCAGAAGGTGCAGCTGGTAAATTCGATACACCAAAACTTACAGATGAGGGAATCCTAGAATTAGAAAACATATTAAAGAATATGGAGACTGGTGGTAAGAAGGCAAGAGATCTAAATGCTGACGGTGGACGTATTGGTTTTAAAGACGGTATGAACAGAAGAACTTTCTTAAAAATATTTAGTGGTCTTGTATCTTTACCAATCATAGGTAAAGTTTTTGCGCCTTTAAAACTAGCTAAAGGTGTTAAAAACGTTCCTGTTATTAAAACAGAAAATGTTGCAGGTAAACCAGAATGGTTTGATCAGTTAGTTAACAAAGTTATTATAGAGGGTGATGACATGACTAAACAATTTGCAACTAAAGAAAGAGAAATTGTACACGCAACAAAAATAGATGAAGATAATTTTGTAATAGTAACACAAGATTTAGACGAAGGTGCTGTAAGAGTTGAGCTTCAAAGTGAAGCTAATGTATTTGGTGAAACGGTTCAATTACAATACAAAAAACCATTACCTGATGAAATTGTTCCAAATCCTAAAGCAGAGTTCACGACAGCAGAGTCAGGCCCGGTTGGCAGACAAGTAGGTCCTGATGATTATGATATAGAGCTCGACGAGGTTGGTGGTACGAGTATTAGAGATCTTGATTCAGACGTATCGAAACTAAAAGAATATGCGACAGGTCAAAAACCATCAATGAAAGAACTCGTGCAAAATATCAAACGAAGAAAAAAAGCTCAAAGAATAACAAACGATCCTGAAGCTCAATCAGATGCAATTATCGCAAGACAAGGTGAGGCTTTTCCTGACACACCTGATGATGACTTTGCATCAGGCGGTATCGCAAGAATGTTAGGAGAATAACATGGATCTACTGGAATCAATATTAAAGCTACAAGAAAAGTATGACGACCCTGATGTTGTAGTTAAGGCGAGTGATATAAAAAGACCACAATTTGCATTAGACAGAGAAATGTTTGAAGATGCAAACAAAAGATTTAATCAAGCCGATGGTGGACGGATCGGGTTTGATGATGGTGGTATGTTAGTGCAACCAAGTGCTGATGGATCAAGACAAGGGTACGCAACAAGCACAGTCAAAACTAAAAAATTTAAATATCCAAAAAATTATTATAATCAAAAAACTAAAAAAGTAGAAACAGTGTATATGGATAAACCACCAAAAAGTTCTGCTAAAGAGGTTGGTTCTGGTAAATTTTCAATGGCTGAAAGAAACAGAGTCACTAGAATAAAATATCCAGAATATAGTTCTTATGCTGAACTTTTAAAAAAAGAACCTGCAAAAGCCAAAAGTGTGATGGGTGCTCTACAATATTCCTCTGTAGCAGGATCAAAAATAAAAAAGAAAACTCAATATACTCCATTAACAACTATACAACAAAATAAAATATTAGCAGAGTTTCCTGATGCAGATTTTTCAAAAGGCAAATTTGGTTTTAATGCAGAACTAGATCAAACAAAATATGCGCAGGTAAAACGATTTATTAATAGAGGATACAAACCTAGATTTAAATCATTACCACTAAAAGTACAAGATCAAATAAAACAAAAATTCTCAGAAATTACAGACTGGGATTTTAAAAAATATAAATATGGTGTTCCTCAAACTTTTAAAGCTAGTGAAAATAGAAAAATAGCGATGAAAGTAAAAAATTTTGTTGCTGATCCTAAACCTTTTTTGTTTGGATTTTCAATAGACAAACCAGGGGCTTGGATGACACAACAAATGTATAGAGCATGGGAACACGGTAACACTGACTATAAACCTAAATATAACAAAAATAATAAAGTTATTGGAATGTATGAAAAAGGTAAACTGTATTATGCGAATAAAACTGTTGCTGATATTGATGGTGCAAAAAAAGGTAAATTAATTAATTCACATCCTGAATTCAACAAAATTCAAAAATTTGTTGATGTAGCTAATGAAGCAAAACTACCTTTAAAAGATTTAAGTGGTTATAAAAATACAAAATCATTAATAGCATTATTTCCAGAGGGTTTTGAATCTGTAAAATTTTCTGATTTAGTCAACTATCTTTATAAAAAAAAGGGAGCAGATGTAATAAGAAATGCAATTGAAAAACATCATTTAAAAAATATATCTGACATGGGAGCACCGGCAGAATCAAAAAATTTACAATTACTTAGACAAGATTTAAATACTTTAGCAAATACAGTTACACAACAAATCAAAAAGGGAGATTTATCGAGAGTTGGTGATTTAGAAAAAGCTGGAGTTAAAATTACTGTTGACGGTAAAACCTATGGTAAAGGTTTTCAAGATCCTAGAAAACAATTAAATAGAATTATAGGTGATGTAACACAAAAAATTTCTTCGTTAGATGAAAAACAATTTAAAAATATTGTAGCCACATTAGGTGGTGGCAACTGTGGTAGAATAAGAAAATACCAAGGTGGTAGAATTGGTTTGCAAGATGGAACTCCAAACGTTGATGTGTGTTTTAAAAATGCAACAAATAGAATTAATTCTGGTTTTAAAAACGCAACCCCTGCAGAGGCTAGAAACTACACTAAACTTTTAAACGCTGTCAAAGGCTCTGCTGTGATAGGAAAAAATCTTTTAAAGTTTGGTATTGTGCCAGAAGCCTTGTTTGTTGGTGCAGATACTTTAGTTAGAGTGGGTTATGGGGATACTTTTAAAGAAGCTGGTTTACGAGCAGCTGATTTTTTTATACCTGGCGATCTAACGCAAGAGGCAGATAAATTAAAAGTGCAAAGAACACTTGGAGGTGCTGCCTCAACAAATGTTGGTAGAGTATTTGATTATAGAAATCAAATAGCAAAAATAGATAATTTACAATCACAAAAACAAAACCTTGAAAATTTATCTAATGTAGGTGAGTTTGATTATATTGGTGATTTAAGTCAAGATGTTAAAAATATAAACATGAGTCTTAATCAAGCAAAAAACGATTTACAAAATAAATTTATGGTTTCTGAGGCAGAGACCGTTGCAGCCGATAGAGCTTTAGAAGAAGCTTATGATGCATCAATGGCTAAAGGAAGATTTGCCAAAATATTAAAAACTTTAAGAGATATAGAACCTGTTCAAGACGATCCTTTTTTAAGTGATATAAAATCTCCACAAAAAACACAAATGGATTTAAATTTAAAAATGTTTTCACCGATGCAAACTGATTTTATGAAAATGACAGACACTGATATAATAAACAGAAGAAGACAACTTATAGATGAAGGATATGATCTCCCTTCTTCAAAACAACTTATGGCAGATAGAGATAAAGAAATTGCTGATATGAAAGCAAGATCTTTATTAAGTTTTCCAAGAGAACAGGTATTTGGCACACAAGGCACTTTTTTTGGTCAGCCACTAGCAGGTGGCGGTATCGCTAAAATGGCTGGTGTGGATCAAGGACCTCCGCCAGAGTCAGGACCAAACTCACAAGGGTTGCAAGGTCTAATGAAACGTGTTAAGAACTTATAGGAGTATAAATGGCAGATATAGAAAAAGGACTCCCGAATACTAGAACTAAAATTGAAGTTCCTTCAGAAGAGGAGCTACAAGAAGTTACTGTTCAGGAACCAAAAGAATTAAAAGGACCTATTGAAGTTGTACCTGAAGAAGATGGTGGTGCAACAATCGACTTTGAACCGGGAGCTATAAATATACCGGGCACAGAAAATCATTTTGACAATTTAGCAGATATTTTACCAGACGATGTTTTAGAACCAATTGGAAATGAAATGGTTCAAAACTATATGGACTATAAAGCATCAAGAAAAGATTGGGAGAGAGGATACACAGAAGGTCTAGATCTTTTAGGATTCAAATACGAAAACAGAACAGAACCATTTCAAGGAGCTAGTGGTGCAACACACCCAGTATTAGCAGAAGCAGTTACACAGTTTCAAGCACAAGCATACAAAGAATTATTACCAGCAGATGGGCCAGTAAGAACACAGGTTATAGGAATTAAAAATCCTGCAACAGAGCAACAAGCAACTCGTGTTAAAGATTTTATGAATTATTTAATTATGGATCAGATGCAAGAGTATGAGTCTGAATTTGATTCTATGTTATTTCATTTACCCCTTGCAGGATCTACATTTAAAAAAGTTTATTATGATGTACCACTTGGAAGAGTGGTATCTAAGTTTGTGCCAGCAGATGAATTAGTTGTACCATATACTGCAACATCTATTGATGATGCAGAAGCTGTCATACACACTGTAAAAATTTCAGAAAACGAATTACGAAAACAACAAGTATCTGGTTTCTATAGAGATGTAGAATTAGGACCACCGGGTAATGTTGAAAAAAATGATTTAGAAAAAAAAGAACGTGATTTAGATGGAACAAAAAAAACAGGTAAACAAGAACCTGTTTATACTTTATTAGAGTGTCACGTAAACTTAGACCTGGAAGGTTTTGAGGATCAAGGATCTGATGGACCAACAGGAATAAAATTGCCCTACATAGTAACTGTAGAAGAAGGCAGCCGAGTAGTGCTCTCCATACGGAGAAACTATGCGCCCA